TAGGTTGACCAATTACTACCATAAGGACTAAATGTGCCTTGAGTCGTATTGCCGTTGCGGGTGATGGTGAAGTTGTTTGTGGACGAATCTAAGAACGTGTTGTTCTGCGCCCCGTTGGTTCCGTTGCCGTGCAGGTTGAGTGTAACAAAATCGTAGTATGGATCAAAAGCTGGCCATGTACCTGCTGACTTTTGCTGGACGTACTGATCCAAAGTAAAAATGCCGTTCGCTGAATTACCCAGCGCTGGGTTTAGCGCTGTTGGGTTTTTTGTGACGATTCCGCCAATATACCTTGAACTCATGTTTTTCCTTACTGATTAGGGAACGGCGCGATCGGCGCTGTAAACGAAGCTGTGTATCTGGCGTAGCCTTTGGTAATACGCAACTCGTCTATGTAACCGTTGAAATAGTAATTGGTTGATCCGTTGTAATAGTTTCCAACTCTAGCCGCTGTTGCTGTAGTTGGCACTGTTGTTGACAGCGAACCAGACGTTAACAGAACACCATCTTTAAAAATGTAAACTGTGCCGCTACTTCTGGTGACGGCAATATGGTGCCACAGTCCATCATTAACCCAAGTGGCATACGAAACTGAAGTGTTGTTTATAACAAAGTAAATGCCCCTAGAAGTGCTGACTTCTAAATACCAACCTTGTGTAGCGTTGACTGTAGAGCCAAGACCAACAACAGCATCGTATGCGTTTGTACCGTTTGCAGTTTTATTTACCCAGCACTCAATAGTGAAGTCACCGGTGGAAAACTGCAGGTTTTGCAGGTTTGCATAAAACGCCAAACCACTGCTAGAACCATCAAAATAAATTGACCCTGTGCCATATTTCACCACGCTTGTACTGATCTGGGCATTACCAACTGTTTCCAAATCATTTGACATGGCGTTGTCTAAGATGCCAGCGTTGGTGTAAGACAGAAGTAACTGAGTGCCACTAGTAGCTGTCTGAGGCGCTGTTGGTACTGTTGTTACAGCAGAGCCATCAATTAGTTTTACATCTGCAATATAGCCAACAGAAACATCACCAGATGCCGTTGAAGAACCGCCACGACCAATGCTTATTGCTTGTGTTGAAGACCCAAATGTTCCAGATTGAGAATAAGTACCAACACTAACCCCATTAACATAGCCTGTTATTGTTGAGCCTGACCTAGCCAATACCAAATAATTCCAAGCATTAAGATTTAATTTTGATGAACCGCTAATTCTTACTGAAGTTCCATTTGTATAAAAAGCAATGCCAGTACCACTTGTTACTTCAATAATCCAAACAGTTGAAGCAGAACCATTAAAATTTCCAATTACTTGTTGAAATGTATTAGTAGTTGTTGGGTAATACCAACATGAAATTGTGAAATCGCCACTTGGTGAAAACTGTCCAGTTGAGGGTGTACTCAAATAATCCCCAGTACCATCAAAGTACCCAGAGCCACCAATCACGCTTGCAGAATACGCAGTTGTTGGTGCAAATGGCTGAAAATCTTGGACATTTGGCGAGCCGTTGACAGTTATTGCTAAAGCATTGCTTGAATTATCAACAAACCGATTACTTTGGCAAGTTAGTATAGATGTTCCACTAATTGCTGTTAATGGTGAAGTAGGTACTGTATATGTTGAGCCTGTATAAACAGCAGAGCCTATTACATATCGCAAATTTGAAATGTACCCATTTACATACAGTCCATTGTATGCGCCAAGTCTTGCAATCGTAGGATAAATTGTTGCAGGCGATTGCATCGTCGATGGAATACCTGTAAATGTTTCAAGCGTTCCGTTATAACCAATGTACATAGTTGTGCCCGTTTTGCTGACACAAATATGATTCCAAGCATTTGCCTGAATAGAACCAGTAGTAGTTTTTGTAACTACAGCAGAGCTACTTGTAAAATAATCAACCTGAACTTTCAGTGTTGATGAAACAGCAAGCAAGCAAATTCCATTGTTTGTTCCTGAATCGCAGTCTCCATATACTTGTTGCTGTGTGCCTGTATTTGCAACAAAAACCCACGCTTCAATAGTAAAGTTAGAACTTGCGGGTTTAAACAAAGAAGAACTTGGAACAGTCAAATAGCCACTACTACCATTGAAATTATTAGACCAATATCCGTTTTGAATATACGGTGTAAACGTTCCCTGCGTGGTGTTGCCGTTACGAGTAATCGTAAAGTTGTTGGTTGACGAGTCAAGGAACGTATTGTTCTGAGCGCAGTTTGTGCCATTGCCATGCAACAACATGGTCGCATATCTAAATTGCGGATCAGTAGCAAACAACCCCTGAGACTGGTAAACGGTAGACTGTTGCTGTGTCCATACACCAGACGGATATTGAGCGTTAACAGGACTTGTTGCTGTTAATAACCCAGCAGGGTAGCGAAAGCTCATACGCCTCCCGATACGGAATCACCGCCAACTGGCGCAACGTCAACAGTATCAGTAGTCACAATTGGATCTGGCTGTGGTGTTGGATCAATTGGGTAGTCGTTCCACTGCTCATTAGTCTGACTCCATTTCCACACATAACCATCAACAGGCGCAGGTTGTGGGGGACGAATCACCCATCCGGGCGGAAACCACCATACAACTTCCATGCCTTCAGGCGGCGTGGGTTCATCAGGCACTTCAATCCAGCCTTCTGTGCCGTCCGTGTATGGGTATGGAATTGATCCGTCTTTACTGTACAGCATAGCGTTCCCTATCAGGTAATGGCTTCAAATGTTGCAGTGTATGTTAACGCACTTGAAGTACCAGAAGTAACGCCAACCGACTGGTTTTCAGTTACATAAAAAGATGTGGTCTTGTCGGTAACAATCAAAGTGGTGTTAGCGGGGACGCTAATCTGGTATGCCATATATGACACAACAGTCGCGGAACCAAATGTTGCGTTGTTGCCGATTGCAACAGTCGCCGTTGCCGCACTTGCTGTAGTGTTTGAAACAACAATTGATGTAATGCGGTTAACTGTATTTGCCGCAGGGGTCAAACCTGTCAGCGTAGTTGTGCCGTTGTGTGTCCACGAAGTTGTTGCGCTGGTAGTTGACGGAATTACGTATGCCGTGTTTCCGTAAATACTCGTGACGTTGACGATATTTGGATTTGCCATGAGAAGTCCTTAGAAGCCGAAGATCATCGCCATAGCGATAGACTTGCCGGTGGATATACCAGCGTTTGCAAAAGATAAATTGCCAGAGCCATCAGTTACCATAGCTTGGCCGCTTGTCCCGTCTGTTGCTGGGAATGTTAGCGTCAAGTTAGCATTTGTGTTTGGAGATTGAAGCGTAGTTGTGCCGGTGCCGCTTGCATTGCCTTGAACTTTGATATTGCTCATACTTGTACCCAATTGGTAGTTGATTCATCCCAGCGATATTGAGAGCCGTCGTTGGGATACGGCACGGGACAATCCCACAGACACGTGTCTTCATTCAGTGTCCATGATGAATATGGTTGTGGGGGAATAAACGCATCACGGGTGCGGTCATACGTAAAACCAATCCCTGCGTAGTTTTTACGCAACGGACGACCTTCTGGATGTTGACCACCACGAGTGTTGTAAGAAGTTTGGATCCACTCGCCCGGACTTGAATCCACAAAGGTTTCAAAAAATTCAGGTTCCGCCACAATAACTTGTGTAACCTTTCCGTCAACAACTTTTGCAAAATGGCTCATGCTGTGTATGTCCCAGAAGTAGTAAATGTATGGATGGTGTAGCCGCCTACTGATGTAACTGTTCCACCTGTGCCGCGTTGCGCGCCAGAGTAGCGAATGATTACGATACCTGAACCACCTGCACCGCCTGTAAAAGCTGATGTATACGATGAGCCGCCACCGCCACCCCCTGTGTTTGCAGTTCCAGAAGTCGGGCCGGAACCACGAGTAGCACCTGCACCGCCACCCCCCGCACCGCCAGCTCCCGGTGAGCCTGATGTGTAAACCCCGCCTCCACCGCCTCCAGCATATGTAACACTTGACCCTGAGTAAGAGTTTGCGGTTCCTGCGCCGCCTGTACCCCCGCTTGTTGATGCTCCTCCGCCTACAGCACTGGCTCCGCCACCGCCACCACCGCCTCCGCCTGAAGATGCACCGCCAGCGTATCCTTGACCAGATGTACCTGCGCCACCACCACCGCCAGATGAAGCACCGCCACCACCAGAACCACCCGAAGAACCCGCTGTACCACTTGGGCCTGTGTCGTATCCACCTCCCCCGCCACCTATTGCTGTTTGCGATAGTCCGGATGAATTGTTCCCGTTAAATCCTTGATAGCTACCCGTTGTTGCGCCACCATTCCCTCCAGCGCCAACAGTAATCGTATAACCAGTATTTATGCTAACCGTAGCAGAACCAGAAAGAAATCCTCCGGCTCCACCACCGCCACCACCGTATGCGGCACCATTATTTCCGCCACCGCCGCCACCACCGGCAACAATTAAGTAATCCACTGAATAGCTATTTACCTGTGTGGCAACAGCTACCCATAAAGAGCTACCGCCTGTGTAGACTTCGTAAACACCTAATGTTGAGTTCCAACGGGTCATTCCAACAACAGGACTTGCAGGGCGTTGAGCGGTTGTTCCGCTTGGAACAGTCAGTGCACCAGTGGAGTTAAATGTTACGTTCTGGGCAGTATCAATCGTGACGGCTGTTGTAGTGCCGTTTGTCTGAAGAAGCAACTGGCCGCTGGTATCGCCCGTAATGGCGACTGCCGTAAGCGTTGAAGTTCCTGCTGAAATCGTACTCATATCACAAGCCATTTCTGTCCAGACGGGACAGTAATTGATACACCAGAATTGATGGTAATCGGCCCGACAGACAAGCCGTTGTATGTATTGTAGATTGACCCGCTTTGAGCAATCTGCGTGTTATTAGTCATCACACCTGCCGCGCCTACGCCAAACAAAGACTTGGTCGCTGGGTAAGTTACAAACACATCCTTTGTACCAGCAGAAAAGTTGACCAATGAGCCGCTGTTAGATGAAGCCAACACCGTGTCGCGAGAAAGCGTTGTGCCGGAGGATGTGTAAGTGCCAATACCCACTTCCCACTCAGAACCTGTCTGAGCCGCAATTGTGTAGTAAGTGGTATTGCTATCGCCAATTGCTGAAAAAGACTGAAACCCAGTCGCCGCACCAAGGAGCGTGACTGTGCCTGTACCAGTCGTGGTAGTGGTTTCCTTTACCCGGTCAGCAACAACAAGTGCCATTTACCATCCTTTATACAAGCGTATCAATCAATTCCCAGTCAGATTCTTCCTGTGTGTCAATGTTTGACCAGCTTACGGAATCCGCCGCATTTATCAGCGTCCAGCCCGCAGTCTCAGAAGAATCTATGTTTGTCCATCCCGCAGTTTCTGCACTATTGATATTTTGCCAGTTTGCGTTCTCGCTGTCATCAATTAATGACCAATAGCGTAACGCAAAATTGCCAACAAAACCAGAGGCTGAAACGCCTGTCAGCGCAATAGTTGTGCTTCTGATGGAAATGCTTCCAACACTTCCAATGGCCTGTACGCCCGTAGCACCAAAAGATTTGCTTCCATCAATTGCGCCAACTTGCCCTTGAGCGGCAACACCTGACAGTGCCTGCGTATTGTTTGCAGTTACCGAGCCTACCGCACCAGAACCAGAAACACCCGACAACCCAACCGTGCGAGAGGTAGCAACATTACCTGTTTGTCCAACGGCTTGAACCCCAATAAGCGCAACGGAATGACTTTGAGTAACCGATCCGACTGAGCCGTTTGCTTGAACACCCGATACGGACTGAGCGTCATTTGATCCAACCGTACCAACATTACCTGTTGCAGAAACGCCGGTAACCCCAACAACAGAGTCAATGATTACCGAGCCTACAGCTCCGCTTGCAGAAACCCCAGTCAGCGCAATCAGTAGGTTTGGCGTAACAGTTCCTACAGATCCAAGCGCTTGAACCCCGGCAATACCTGTGTTTGGGGTCTCAAATACATCCCCTACAGCGGCATCAGATAACACCCCTGTAAGCGCAATTTCTCTGTTACCAACAGAAATAGTACCAACCTCACCAGATGCTGAAACACCTGTGATGGCAACTTCTTTAATAATCTCAGCGGTTAGAGTTCCAACAGCGCCATCAGCCTGAACGCCTGTAATGGCTATATTTCTATTGCCAACTTCTACAGATCCTACAGATCCGTTTGCTTGGTTTCCAGAGATTGCTACTGTATTTGTGGCCGCAACAGTACCGACTTGACCTTCGGCCTGTACGCCTGTGATGGCAATTTGTCTCTCACCAACAGCTACAGAACCTATTTCGCCAGTAGCTTCAAGCCCTGTAAGTGCTTGAGAATGATCTACTTCAACTGTGCCAACACTACCTGTTGCAAAAACGCCTGTTAGAGAAGCCCCTGCATCAGCCCGTGAGACTGTGCCAACCGCCCCGGATGCCGAGACACCAGAGATGGCAACAGTGATATTGGCTGTGGCTGTGCCAACCTGCCCAGATGCCTGAACGCCCGTAAGAGCGCCAGCATTAGCCGCCCCGCCCGCAAGCGAGGAGTACGGAGCACCGGCAAATGGGGCTATACCGAACATGGTTAATCAGCGGGGATTACCCCGCCGCTCCTAGTTAGGTTGTAGCCAAGCGGAGAAGCGCGGTACTTGTAGTGTTAGAAGGCATTGTTAAGGTGAACGTACCAGCAGTCACAGTCTGTGAACCAAAGGTATGAACACTAACGGCCTTATTGGATGCAGACGAGTTATAAATTAACACTGAGTCAAATGCTGTGGTGAGCGTAACGTTTGTGTAAACGATGCTTGCCGAAGGAGTCCAATACGCAACCCCCGCCGTAGCCGACGAGTTTGTCGAGGACGGGGAAGTACCATTTGTAACAGTCACACCGCCTGCGGTGTAGTTTGTACCAGTCACTTCACCTGAAGTGCTATACGCTGTGGTTGAGGCATTGTATGTAGCGGTTGCCTCATACAAAGCGGCCTTGAAAGTGTTACCTGTGCCGGTCGTAAAGTTGTGCGTAGCTGTCAGAAGCTCACCCATGAACGAGGTGCACATTGCCTGTGTATTTGCCATGATATTTCCTTATGCAATAGATGCCGCTTCTGCAAACAGCGCGGGGGAAGTTTTCAGATTGACATGTGCGGAACGATGAACAAGTTCACCATCAAGCCAATACTCAACCCAAGTTGTAAATTCAACGTCATTATCGACTGAACCTTCTCTTTTTTCAAGGAGAGATTCATCCATTTCGCCTTTGGTGGTGTATACAAGTGCCATGAATAATCCTTATACAATACGAACGATAGCGCTGTTGGCATCGGCTGTTGGAAAAACAATTTGAAACGTGTCATTTGACACTGTTTTATCTGCACCAAAATCCAACACAGCCACTGATGGATTTCCAGTTGCTGAGTCGTTATAAATCAAAGCCGCCCGAGCAGTAAACGATGCACTTGTCCAAGATGTATTGGCAAATGAAATATACGCTGTCGGGATGTTGCTAGAGTTATTGCCAGACGTAGGCGATGTGCTGATAGTCAGCGTATTCCCGCCAGCCGTGTACCCTGTACCGGTCACTTCATTGGTAGTTGAATACGCCGTTGTACTTGCATTGATGTCTGCGCTGGCAGTATACAAAGCAATTTTAAACGTGTCCGGTGATGTGGGGCCAAAGTTGTGAACCGCCTGAAGCAGTTGAACCTTGAACGAAGTGGTTGCACCCTGAAGAATGCTCATGAGACTTGAACCCTAACTTGGCCGTCACGATAAGCGTCAGCACGTTGTTTACCATCACCCAAGTTCTTGAGCAGAGCAATAGCCTGAACGTACCGGTCTTGGTACAGCTTGACCATATCTGCTTCACCCTTCATGTATGTGATGGCTTCACACATTGTTCCGTACAACAAAGCTGAATCAAAGTTATCACCCAGCCATGTTTGGCCAGCAGTCACAATGGATTCTGGAAAATAGTAGTAATGAAGTTCAGCCATGTAGCTGGCATCAGGTGTTGGGCCAAGCATGAATGAAAGCTCATTTGTAATTGTGCTTCCGTTTACGGTTGGGCCAAAGATTGCGTAATGCTTGGGTTTGCCTTGTGTTGATTGGTTTGGATATGCTTCACGCATGAAGTTCACATCTTTATTCAACAAATACAAGAAATCACCACCAGCGGCTGGATAAATAGCCAAACTATACGCAGACAAAAAATCATCTGGACAGCTCAAATACTTATTGCCAACATTCAATGTGCCTGTCACGTTCTTTCGCAAGTTAGCCAACTGCACCGTGTTATAGATGCGTTGCTCCGCCTGCTTAATGAACACATTCATGTCAGCAGTGGGGAAAGTGTTTTCGCAGTAATCCTGTACTGCCGTGACAAGTTCGTTGTATGTCATGCCATTGGGCCTCGTGCCATCAAGCCTTTAGTTGCCGCACCTGTACCGCGCACCTTAATGCCGCTGGTCTTGGTCTTCTCATCACCAGCAGACTTGCTCTCCGCACCAACGCTGACATCCAAAGTGTCAAGCTTGCTACGGTTAGGTTCCTTGCCGGGATTGGTAGATGGCTTTACAGCCTTACCGCTCATGGTGTGTGGCTTGGCGTAGACTTTGGCATCGCCAACTTCTTTGCCCATCATTTTCTTGCTGTACGTAGCCATATTAGCCTCGCTTTTGGTTCATGGCACGAGCCATATTGCGACCAACGGCACGCATGGCTTGACCAGTTACACCGGAAGTCTTCTTGCCGCCCATAACTTCTTTGGCTGTTGGGCCGCTGTCACCAAGGTTTTTACCCTCAGTTTTACCTTTTTTGGCAATGCCATCTGCTGATCGTGTGTAAGCCATTTTAAGCTCCTATCTGTATCGTTACTGTACCAATTTGTACGCCTAACATCAAGTAATTTGGTGTTAACGCACTTGCAAAATTACTGGCCCCGCCTACGGGCGCCCAGCCCCATTGAATATCCCGAGAACCACCGGTAGGATTTCCATTCACATTGTTACCAGCAGTCACGTAAGTCGTATCTTTACGAGGATCACGCAAAGCTTGCGGGTCTTCTACTGGGAATGTTCCCAACATTAACTGCGGCTGATCTGGATCCCAGCATTCGTGGCAAACAAGCAACTGATATTTACGTTGTTTAATGATCTCAGTCTTTAAAGTCTTTAATAAAAACTGTTGACCACAGCGATCACATTCAGCAATCGCTTTCTTGCCTGATGCAAATCTATTGCCCATTATGAGCCACCAATATACATCTGACGGGGTACAAATCTGACCGGAGCCTTCTCACGATCTTCTCCCGCCGCTGTTTCAAATGTTTCCATGTACATCTGCTTGAGCATCTCAATGCGCGGCATCAGTTCTGGCGTCTTCACTGCAATGTGATAAGCCAATCCTGACACCAATGCTGGCAAGAAACGGAAGTTCATGTCGGCTGTAGTAACACCAGCACCAGCATCTTGAATGCGGCGCAGTCTCCAGTACACAAACTGATAAGAAGTAGTGTTGTCGGGCGTTGGCCACAAAGTTACAGCAGGAAGCTGGGGAACAAATACGGCTGTACCGCTAATATGAGCCGCCGCAGTCGTGTTGTTCTGACCACGGAACACACCACCCAAGGTATTACCAGAGATGTATGTGTAATAAATATCTTCAGAATCCAAGCGCATGAAGCCTGAACCAGCTAATCCAACCACCGTGTTAAGCGTGATCGTTGTGTCCGTGGCTGTGATGGCTCCGCTAAGAGTTGACGAAGTTGGGTTAGTCTCTCCCGAAAGGCGCTGAATCCAGACCTGAATTGGGCGAGCTTGTGTAAGCTTGTTTGGAATAGTCGCATAAGTTGAAACGCTAATCCTTGAAATTGTTAGGTCAGCTTGGGTAGAAGCTGTGTTTGAACCAGTGCGAATTACTTGTTCAAGCAAATCAATTGTGTCCACTGGAAGGGCATACGTAGACAATCCCGGAGTCAGGTTAATAAACCCCTGCTCCATCGTCCACATGTTGATACCCTTAGACTGCCACTCAATGGTCATCAGGTTCATGGAACGACGAGCTGTACGCAGGTCATAGCCAGAACGCATCTCACGACCGGCACGCTCCCACGCTTCCTCGGCAATCTCCGTGAAGTCCATATTGAATAGGGTTGTGCCGGTAGTGGTCATCTAAATCCTGCCGTTTTCTTAGCTATTGCTTTAGGTTGAGCTACAAACTGTTTGCCAGCGGCTTTTCCAGCACGCTTGGCTTTGGTCGTTGCCGCATATTCTTGAGGAGATAATGATTTTATAGCCGCTTCAGGCAAATATCGCTCACCCGTTTTGCTTGACGGTTTACCAGATTTAGTGCGCCATTTCTGGTCGCCCCAATCTTTAAGCGATTTCTGAGGAGCTTTCAATCTTTATACCCTCCGCCAGCTTCCTTGTACTTCTTAGCCACAAGTTGCGCTTTGCGAGCCGACCATTCACCAGCACCAGTTCCGTGTGTTGAGGCGGCTTTTACTTGCGCCACAATTCTCTTACGTAAACCGGGCTTTGTATAGTTTCCAGCGGCATTGACCTTACCGCCTTCCGCATATTGCGTAAAGTCAGTATCGTCCCTACGGGTCTTTTTACTTCCCTTAGGCATTTTGCTTGGAAGAACGGCTCCCATTCCACGGCTTGCCATCATTCTTTACCTGCCACTTTCTTTGCCGCCGAATCCACTGTTTCACCTTGATTTACAAGATTAACAATCTTATTGAGGATTCTTTCATCCAAATCGTTTAAACCGTAGCGTTTGGCCGCCATTACAAACTCATTGCCATCTATAAAGGCGGCAGGAAGTTTACCGCCCTCAGAATAGCGCAACTTCTTCATACCACTTGGCATTTTAGATTTTGCAATAGCGCCCATACCGCGACTGGGCATCATTTCAGCACTTCCCGCCGTAGTTCATCTTAATCATTGTGCCCTTGGTCTTACCCTTGGTAGCACAACCGTCAGCACGCTTAGAAGCAGAACCAACACTGCCGCCTTTAGCGTAAGGGTTTGGCATGGCTTTGTTGTAAGCCGCTTCAGCCGCCTTAGCATTTGCGCGATCCTTCATCATTTGACGGGCTTCACGCTCAGCAGGACTACGCTTCTCATCTTCCATCTCAGCAATAGTTTTGGGATTAACTTTGCCGCGACCTGCGCCAGCTTCGCTCTTGCCCATCATTCGGTCTAGTAAGCTCATGTTAATTCCTTAGCAGGCTTTGCCGCCCATAGACATTTTAATCTGAGTGCCCTTGGTTTTACCCTTAACAGCACAACCATCAGCGGCTTTTGTGTAGCCACCAGAAGCCAGCTTAGTCTTGGTTTCACCTTTGTGCAAACGGCCTTCGTGTTTGTTCACGGCCTTCTGCATCATCTTCTTGTCCATCTTTACGTCTTCGTGAGCCATGCCACCCTTGGCCATTTTGCCCTTTCCGTCAGCCGCAAAGTCAGGAACCATTTTTCCGTTTTTGTTGACCATAGTCATACCGCCATCAGCATAGCCACCCATGTTCATCTTTTTCATATCGCCACCTTTTGCAAATTTACGGCCTTCATCGGCCTTGGAAAACTCTTTTCCCACAGACTGTGGGACGCCTGCTTTCTTGGCAAACGATGGCGAGTGTGCAATCGCTTCCATGAAATTGTGTTGCTTTTTACTTACGCTCGGCATCATCAGCCTTTTTGAATAAGTTGGTCAATCTTTGCTTCAAGCTTGTTAAAGCGCTGGTCAATGTGGTTTGTAATGCGTTCCACTTCTGCTTGAGTAACGTTATCACGAGCAACCTCCTCACGGGTTTTGTTCAACAGGATCGTGACACGAGCCAGCTCCCTGAACTTTTCATTCATCATGTAGCCAAGCAATCCTATTACTAAAGATAAGACTGCTGACCATGCGGTGTTTAAATCTAACATTTCCAAGCTCTAAGTGATTTGTTTATGCGTGAGTCGGGGTCTTTGGCGGTTTTGGCGGATGTTAGTTTCTTCTTCATCCCTTCCATCCTCGCACAAAAAGAGTCCTTGCGGGAGCCGCCTTCTGGCTGGGGCGGTTTCAAATTCATGCCTTGCTTTTTCGCGGAGGCGCGACCCTTGGCATTCAAGCCACCATTCTTGTTTTTTCCCTCGGATCTCTGCCATGCTTCTGTCTTGAATTTAGCCAATTTCCATCTCCATTGCCGCAACAGCTTTACAAAATGTTACGACATCTTTATGTGCAAATTCTGCTTTACATACGTTATACATAAAAACAACAAGTTGCACATTATCTTTTACATAAGGTTTTGAACTATCAATTCGATCCAATGAAGGAACCCAAGGATTTTTTGCATGGACTGAATCTGAAGTTTTTGATGTTAAATCAAACGGTATACCAGTAACTTCACATACACCGGCAATAATCTTATCTTCAATCCACAAAGAACTAAAATCTGGTGCAGGCCAACTGTTTGCTTTTGCACGTTTTTGAGCATTACCATGCAACCGTTGCGCACGAACTTTAATTTGATTGTTTGAATTCCAACGCAATTTAGCGCAAGTATTGCATTCACCAGAGCGACCAGAACCAAAACTTGTTTGCTCTTTATCACGCCCACAAGTAGTGCAAATACCAAGCCAATCTGGTAATTTGTAAGAACGTTCTGGTGATTTAGCCATTTACGACTTTCAGTTTGGATTGGTAGATATTATCTAACATAGGCATCACAACTTCTTCTCGGAAGTTACGTTCAAACGTTTCTTGGCCAACATGAGGCAGGCTGATGTCTACATCAATGTAAACCTTAAAACCCATTTGTGTTGCACGGTCGCAGAACAAATAGTCTTCACCAACATACTTGCCATCCACAATGGCAAAGTCAAACACTGCTGACATCTTTTCTGTTGGTGATTTTTCGTAAGTCCACTCTGGATGTGCAAAAACCATCTGTTCAATAACATGGCGTTGAATCAACATGAACCCTGTAGGCACACGTTTTAAGCGCATCAATGAGCCTTCAAACTCCAAGTTACCATTGTCATCATGGTATACATCTGCAAAGAACTTAGCGTCCTTGGCTCTGCGGGGATACGCTCCAGCAGTAATGTCTCTGCCGCCGCTCTGAGCCATCAAGCGCAGAATGTCGTCAGCATTAACAATGACATCTGCATCAATAAACAAAAGCTCTGTGCAATCTGTCTTTAAGAATTCGTGTACTAGGGCATTACGAGCCATAGTAATGATTGAGCAATTAGACAAATCAGACAACGTGACGGACACACCAAGTTGCATTGCCTTGGGCATTAACTGCGCCAGTGCAAATGCAGTCTTGATGTTTAGCTTGCCGTCATAGGCTGGAATGCCTATGAACAGTTTACGACCCATCAATGTTGCCTGTTTTGTTTCAGCCATAAAACACCGTTACAAAACTAGTGTTTGAGATGCTTGCGTAAATACCAAGCGCCGCCAACATACCCTCTCCGGGAATTAAAACTGCAACAGGCGTTGTAACACTTTGAGCAGTTCCAAAACTCACTAACCAACGAGCGCCACTATTGACATATCTGCAAGCTGTGCCGGGGGTTACTGTTCCAGAGTTTGGATCTGTAAAAGTAAAAGTGCTTGAATCAACAACAGTAATTACGTAATTACCATCTGTAGCTGATGCGCCACCTGCGGCACTAAAACCAATGCCAACACGGTCGCCTGTAGCTAAACCATGTGCTGATTTAGTTACAGTAACCAAAGCACTTGACCTGCCATAAGAAGCAGTTATTGG